TTTAGTATAATTTTATTTTTTGTGATAAACTCAATGTATCCCTTCAACGATAGAGTAGCTACTACTAAGAAAAGTAAGTGAGTGAATACATGTGAATATATTATTATCCATCATACAGGAGGAGGGAGCTATGCAGATAATCTTGCTTATCTTTCTACAAATCCAGCACAAGTAAGCTGTCATTTCATAATCTGACCTAGCGAAGAAAGAGCAAAAATTTGAGATCCAAAAGATGTATTGCGACATGCAGGAGAAAGTAAATGGGGGAATTTGAGTGATATGAATAACTATTCTCTAGGAATAGAAGTAGTGGGATATTGAGAATTTAATCAATACCAATTTATTGCATTAATAGACCTCGTTCAGTATTTGATGTGAACGTTCTGAATCAGAAAAGAAAATGTGATAAGACATGCGGACATAACACAGGAGGATATGTACACAAAAGAAAAAATACTGCGAGATGGAAGAAGGAAAGCAAGAAAGGTTGATATATCTTCTGACTTCTTTCCTAAGTGATTTGAGAGACGAAGAGAAGGGCTATATCCAAGAATGGAAAGTAGGTATGGATTGTATAATTAATTTGTCAACTTTTACTTGACTTTTATGTATAGAATGTGTATAAGATAATTGCGAACAGAAAGCCATAATAAATTACGTTTGCATTTAATGTTCCTGACTTACGGACAATTGCAGGGACACCCCGTTGGAGTTTCTCCAACAACTGATTATCTTTATATAATCACCCCCCACTCTACGTGTAGAGAGGGGGGCTTTCTTTATTAAGCAAAAGTTAACTCTTGTTGAACAGATTTTTCAATGAGCTTAAAAAGTGCTTGTTCTTCTTGGGAGTTTTCTAACATTTGGAAATCATATTTGTTTTGGAGTCTAATCCAAAGTTCTGGAGAAGTACCAAAGGCTACAGCTATTCTCATTGCCCAATCAGCATTGAGGTTTCTTCTTCCTGTGATAAGGTGGTTTACTTCTGCAGGGGATTTCTGGATAATTTCAGCAAAGTATTTTTGTGTCCATCCTCTCGCTTCTAATTCATCAGCAACAAACTCTCAAGGGTGGATTATCATTTCTTTAGTCATTTGTAGATTTCTATATAAGTTAAAAGTTTTTCTTGTAATGATTGTTAGCATCTAAGATTTTTACTATTATAACATTTCCTATTCCATCTATTTCAAACTCAATTCTCCGTTGTTCATTGATTTTAATACTGTGATGATCTTCATATTTTTCGTAGTGTAATCCTTTCATTTTGCGGAGATCTTGGACTGACTCCATATATTCTAGGATTCTGCATTTCTTTACATAGCCTCTTTGGATGTTAGAAGGCATCTTTTTATGGTGATAGTCTTGGTCTCTATACAATAATTCTAATGCTTTGTGTTTGAATAGTAATTTTGTCATTTCACAATATCAAATAAATTAACAACTAAAATATACATATTTGTATATTATTTGCAAGAAAAAATATACTTTTTTGTAAATAAAAAAGAACCTCTTTATCCCGAAAAGGAGAAAGAGGTTTTTGCGGACGTTCTTCAACTCTATGAAAATTGCCGGCAAGTACAGTATAATTAAATCATTTGTCAAACTTTACTTGACTTTTATATAGAGAATGTTTACATAGGAAATGTAAATAAAAATAGTTAATAAATGTTTTAATTTTTTCATTCTACAGTCGTGAGACTGGAAATTCCTCCCTTCATATCCGTTGGGAGGTTTTTTTGTAGTCAGAATTTTAATATAGTCAATACATGCTCAATACATGATCAATTGACTGTGTATTTTTCAATTTTCAGATTATCTTTTAAGAGAAAAGCAAGACTAAAACTATAATTAGAGACAAAAAGTTCGTTTTCATTATTTAAAGAAACTCCCTAGTTAGTGGGAGTTCTCTTTTGCTTCGTTTTTATATGATATGACAATAAATTCAGACATTAGTGATAAATTGGTTATGCAAAAGCAAGCTCTTTCATTCTAGATCAAATTTTTTCAATTTGATCTACTTGTGTTTTGTTTTTAGATACAGTGTAGATATCGTAAAAATTTTGGATTCAAAGCCACATTTCTGCAGATTGATCAAATGCTTTCCCAATACGCATTGCTCGTACAGCAGTCACATTTCTGCGACCTTTAATGAGGTCGTTAATCTCATTCGTAGTTACTCATAGTAGCTCTGCGAATTGCTTTTGACTCCATCATCTTGCATCTAATTCATCCTGAATATGCTCTCAAGGATGATAAGCAATGACAACTCTTTCCATTTTTGTAGACATAAACAAATAAAATGTTTTTTTCCCCAGTGCTGGAGACCAGCACCACTACCTATTGGTAGTGGTTGCTAATCTTTGTCAAGCACAGAACTCTTGGAACCTTCGCTTCATCAAGTTTGAATTCCAGCCTCCACTGTTTATTCAATCTTAAACAAAGCGTCCCAGATTTGTCTCACTTCAATTCTTTAAAGTGAAATCATCCGATAGCTTCAATATCCCTGAAGTCCTTTGCTGAGCTTAATTTTACATAAGCCATTCTGAACTTCTTAGCTATTCACGGAGGATACGCGCCATTTCACTCCGTGTAGAGCAGGTTCTCGAGTTCTGAAACCAGCGAAATTTCCATTTCTGTTCCAGTACAAGAGATAAAATTTTGTCTGTTCAACTTTGACGAATCTTAGTAGAACGATTACATTATAAGAAAAAATATACAAAAATCAAGTATAAATACACTATTTTTGTAAATAAATATACAAACAAAGAAAATAAACAAAAAACCCTACATAAGAGTAGGGCTTTTTGGATTCCGAGTAAGAACAGACAAGACATACAAGATTGAGATGAGCTTTGTATATCTCTATCATGATATACAATACTTTACAAATTGCAAGAAAAATAATACATTTTTATAAAACTTCTATTATTAATCAAAAAAATCCCAAAATCAATAATCCACTAGACTTTTTTTCTGGTTTTTTGACAGTATACGTCTTGAGTTTCTTATTTTCTTCCTCAAGCTGTTTAGTGTTTAATCATCTAGATTTCAAATGAGAAAAACTTTCCTCTAATTTTAATTCCTCTGCGTCTAGGTTTTGGTTGTCATAGCTAAGCATAGTACTATATGATTATGAATAAAATTTCTTTAATTTCCTACTGGGATATGCTGTTTTGATAAAGATTTCTGTATCATTCTCTACCACAGGAACTGCACAATAATATCAATGATACAAGATAACATATATTGTCTGCCCTTTTCTCGTGAGGCTAGGGATTTTATCAATAACTCCTATTTACAATAAATTATCCCTACTATGCTAGTAATTTTTCTTTAACAAATTCACTGATTGATGTAAATCCCTCTTTTTGGGCTTTTTGTTCAATAAGCATTTTTTCTGAGTTTTTTAGTCTGATATGAAGGTTAGAATCAGCTTTTTGTGATAACTCTTCCTCAATCATTCTCCCTATATCCATAAAAAGCAAAGGTAAATCTGATTTCAAATAACTTTGATTCAAGTGAAGAATATCACAAGTGATATGTACTATTTCCCCCTCTTCTGGATCAATCTTTCCTGTTTCTGTTATGATTAAGGGGTACTTTTTAGTACCTACAGGGATAAAAAAAGTTTTTTCATTCATGTTAATTTTGGGTAGAGAGGTAAAAATTCTTTAGTTCTTCTTTATATATTCATTTACATTCTCAATTGTGAATAGGAACAACAAAGGATTTTCATGTTTTTTTATCTTTAATTCTCGTATGTGATCCCTTACCATCAATTTCTATGTACCCCTCATTCATCAAGAAAGAATATATCTTTGCATAAGTGAGAGTTCTTGGGGATAATAAGAATTGTTCTTTGATTTTATCCTTTTTGCTCATTAATGAAGATACTGAGGTAAATATTATTGACAACACAAATATACATATTGTGTTACAGATTGCAAGAAAAAGTATATGTTTTTTGAAAAAATAAAAAGAATCTCTTTTGTTAATTTTTAGTTGACTTTTGTATAGAGAATGTTTATACATATATTGTTATATACATAGCAAAAAGGAAAAAACTCGGTACAGCAGTACTGGGGGAAACCTTCTCGTTTTCATGAGGAGGTTTTTTCGTTATCAGATTTTTATTCATTTTCATTAAATAAACGGCAGGTCATCGGAATTGCACCGATATTCGTATAAGCAAAACGAGTAGACTGATCGACCTGCACATCTAGGGAGGAGTTGAACCTCCCTCTGACTGCTTGCGAGGCACTTGCTAGTTTTGGCGACTAGGTATGGTAATGTTGCAACCTGCAGTCCTTTAGAGGCGACTTGCATTTCCTTTGTGGAAATCTAGACAATCGGTTATAGCACCACGGAAACCCTTTAGGGCGGTTCTCTCTCCCTTCGACATCCTTTTCAATTGATATGCAAATTGTAATCCTTTAGGGCGATTTACTTTCCAAGTACTGCGTTTCTCATTGCTTTTCTCCAGATCCCTTTAGCACATTTCCTTCTGGAATATTCTAAAGAATGATACCCTCTATAGGCTAGTCTTTTTCCATCATATTTTTTACATCTACTTGCTTTACAACCTTTTATATGTTCTTCTATGAATTGCTCTCTACTCATTTCCATTTCTTCGGCTTTAAGAATAAATATTCCCTACTACCTCTAGTTTCAGTTCATTATGGATGATATAATGGAGGGTATAAATCTCCAAAGACGTTGTTCATCAGAAAGGAGAGGGTTCTACGGTACTTTTTATGTAGAAGGCTCAAGACTCCCAATACACTAAGAGATTTGAATAGTATTTTTTGGGGGTTATGTAGAGATTCACAAGATCTCATTCATAGATTTCAACACCGTTTTTATCTTGCAGTCCTGTGTGGGGCATAAGGACACAGTCATACATATTCCAAACAAGGGGTTCTTGTTCCTGTGTAAGGATCGTTCTTTCTTCTAAGTGGAGTTCTTTTACTTTTACGAGTTGACCATAAGGTTTTATCCATGCTCTAAATTTTATTTCTTTATGGTGCATTTCTTTTAATATAAATTAGGTAAAATCTCTGTTTCAGGGACAAGTTCTATAGGTTTATCGACTCTATAAAACCTCTCACAATTCTTATTTACTTTCTGGTTATCGCCTGTATCTAACGTTCTTTCCAGTCATGTATGGACTGACTTTATGCTATATCCTTTTTTGAAAGTATACCCTACGACTTCTCGTACATCTTCTCTAGGGATTCCCTCAACCAGAACAGGGTTGAGAAATGCTATATATTCTCCTATTTGTAGTTTCCTTTTTTTTAGTCTATATTCTTTGTCTTTGCTTCTTTGGTTCTGTTCTCTATATGCTCTTTTCTTTCTTTTTCTGCATTCTTTACAGTCTGGGGTATGTCTATACTTATTGCTTAAATCTTTGGAGAACTCAGATCGTGGTTTAAATATTCAGCAGTTAGTACAGTTTCTCCCTTTTTCTTTGATCTCTCCTTTAATCATATGTTTTCAGAGGTAACTCACTTTCTGTATTGCCTCCTCTTTGCTATACCCATATCTTATAGCCCTAGATCTAAATACTGAATACTTGCATTTTTCGCCCTCATAGTTTTTATAAAACAAGAGTAGTTCAGGGTATTTAATGTTTGTAGCTCTATGTCATCAACGCATATTCTTCAACCATAGTTTTAAAATCTGAGTAGGTAAGGGATCAGCTTTTAAGTTTCTTTTTGATCTTAGCTTTTCTGTTGAGCTGTGGTCTATGTTTGCTTCTCTGATGTTTTTTATGGCATTTATTACAGCTTTTATGGTCATAGATCAGCCTTTTTTCTTCTTTTAGTTCTCAACAAAAACGACATAAGTTATTACTATCCAATATGTTCTTTGTGTATTGGTAGAGTTCTACTATTGCAGGGATACTTAGTTTCATACGGTATAAATAGGGGTTAAAAAATCTGAATTTAATCTGTGTATCTACAGGTTTTGAATGTTCAAGGTTTTAGTTCTTCTCTATGTTTTTGTCTCCTTATTCTTTTGATTACTGTCTTTAATTCATCTTGCCTCCACCTTCTAGTCCACTTATTTTTGCAAGCTTTACATTGGCAAAGTGTTCATCAAATTTTCATCCCTAATCCTTATTAGATAAATCAGCTTTCTCCTTAACTAAGTCATAGACAAATCTGATACATTCTTCAGACTGTGCATCTATAGGATGATATTTAGAGTTCCATTTTAATATAAGTTTCAATCCTTTAGATCTATCAATTCAAGATCCTTCCATCCACCATAGACAACATCAACGAGTCATCTTCTTTATTGAATACTTACAAGGCATCTCTTCATAGATTACCTTTAGCATTTCTTCACTAGATTTATCTGGTTCTTTGGTCATTGGTTTCTAAGGGAAATAAAAGTCTGAATTAATGTTTTTTAGAACTTAAAAGTTTATAGGTTGCTACTCACAATGCTACAAGTCCACAAACAATCCAGAGTAGGAACATTAATATTATATGTTCTTCTGTCATTCATAAACCCTAAGTAATAAATCTAGTATCTTATCTTGTGATTCCTCGCTCAATTCTGAATAAGGAATAGATAAGTCTGAACCTCGTAATTTTATTAAATCTCATATCTCAATAGGAGAACAAACATAAAATTCTGTTCAATCTTTTAATCTTTCCAATCTCGCTCAATTAGCTTTATATTTTTCTTTAATATAGTTCATCACTCTCCCAATATAGAGAGGATGTCAGAGGTTTTTGTCTTGATTCTCATAAAATCGGTCACTATTATAGCTAATGATTTTCTTACCTTCAAGTAAGTAGATAAACCTATATCAACAATCATTAGTATGAACTTTAACAATAGGACAAATCCATCAATCAATATCAATCCTACATCAAGGAGTAATGCTATCTTCTATCACTCACATCTCTATGAGCTTACGTGTTCTTTCTTCCATAATCTACACATACTTAAATAAAAATTTAGCATTCAATACATTCACAATCAGCATACATAATAATATCCAACCCAATCATTCGTGTCCCCAAAATCCAAAGTTCTGAATAATTAGAAAGAAAAGAAATAAAGCTGAAATTATATTCATAAGAATCAATGTTATTGCTTTCTTCATTGTTGTTCTTCGTTTCATGATTTTTATTCTTCTAAAGTAAATCTATCTTTAACATATTCACTGCATCTCACTCAATTAATATCACGATCTCTTCCATAGAATGCTGTTCATCACTTCATCAGTTCATTACATCTATCCAGTTGCCACTTCCAATCACTCCAGAAGAGTGAGTTATCTACTATGTTCGAGTGCCAAACTCTATTGATCTGACAAAACCCCCAAGAGTCCTCATTTCAATATGCTTTTCTGTGCATATCTCGTTTTTCGTTCTCACATTCTATCAACCTAACAAGATCTTTTCCTCCTATTTGGTAGGCATAGTTGACAAACTCCTGCCTACCATCTTCTCTATCCCAAGTATTCTTGATAAATTTATTTCAACTGGTGACAATTTGTCACCACTTCACTTCTATCTCCCCCCTTTCAAAAGAGAGATTTTTTTCAGTGCTTTTCTGCACCTCTATAAACCCAGAACGATCTCGTATTGCTTTGTGGTTAGTTCTTTGATTTTCGATTTTAACAACTTAATTTGTTCATCTCGTTCAGAACAGAAGCCGTGTATCGTGTTGTTGTTTTCTACAACATCGAAATATAATACCTTGCTCATACATTCGTTCTTTAGATTCTTATACTCATCTAGCTCATCAGAAAGCTGTCAGATAGTTCTGATTTCTTTTTCTCCTTCTGAAACTGCCATAGGAGTAAAAAAGATAAAAAAAAGTCAGGTTACTAGAATAAGGATCACAATAAGAATCAGTTTTATATGCTCTTTTATTCGGTTCATAACAGTTGATTAAGGGGTAAAAGTTAATTTACAGGGTCTGGGATAGAGATATTCCACTCTAGCTGTGCATAGGTTCTTATGCTTTCTACATACTCGGAAAAGCTACCTTTATTCTGTTCAGTAGTAGAACCATCATCATACAAGAATACTTCTTTGAAATATTCATGAAGAGAGGTTTTGTTTATCCCTGTATGTTCAGCTATGAGTTGTAAAACTACTCCCCAGTAATAGTTGTTCTGGGGATTGCTCCTTGTACCTACTTTTGATAGTGATAACTTATACAATCCATCTTTAGAAGTCTGGATTGCATAAGCTAAGCTATCGCTTTTTTCTGGGTCTATCTGCCCATTTTTGATAGATACAAAGAGCTTCTTCATATACAGAACTTAGAAAGGTAAATCTTCTTGATCTGGAGCTTTAGAGAGTTCATCTATTTTCCAAGCATTGATGGAATTAAACCACCTTCAATTGTATTCTCTCGCTCTGAAATTAAGTGATACTGCTACAACATCTCCGACTTTGAATTCTTTGATTAAATTTGTTTTGTCTCCCATCAAATCAATCATGAGGGAATCTTTATACTGTCTGTTTCAAGTTTCCTCAATAACAAAGCTGATTTTCGGAGTTTCTTTCTGTCCTACGTTCATTTCATCAGAAATAAAGATAATTGTTCCTTGCATAGTTGTTTCCATGTGTAATTGGTATAATTAGAATAAAATATTAATTGAAAGGTAAGTCTGATTGTTCTTCTCCTATTGTTTGCTCATACAGTTTTTTGATTTCCTCTGTTTGAGGAGCAGTGAGAATATATTTCTTGTTTACTTTGGTGAGCAGGTCTTCTGCTGAAATGCAATCTGTTATGAATTGTTTATTTTTCTTCAATCCTTCAAAGGCTTCATTAGTTATTTTCACTCTCGCAGTATCTTTTTTCTTTTCTGTAGTCTCCTTTGGACTACTAGCAGTATTCCCATCATCATCTTCTCATTCTACGATAATGTTCAAGAGTAAGCATAGATTATATCTACGAAAATAAGTAACTGCACTTCCTGTTTTCTGTGGGTCTGACAAGGGAACAGATAAATCTGAACTTATTTTCTCCTCTGGATTTTCCATATTCACAATGGTTGTCTTCACAAGTAGTATTCCTTCTTTTTCAGAATTCCCCTCATTCAGTACTAGAAGCTGGTATTCTTTGAGTATCGATCCAATCTTATCCCAAACTTGATCCAAAGTTGCATATCTGGACTTGTGGAATGGATTAGTTGCATTCTTCGCAACCTTTATCCCTTTAGTTTGGATTTCGAATAACTTTTCGTATAATTTCATCAGTTCTAATCATAATTTATAAAACAATTTCTATTATCTGTTCCCATAGCCAATCACGATACCTATTCTCATCTTCTCGTACTTCCTCTTTGAGTCAGCTTTCTAGCATTTCTTCTGTGTATCTTTTTACTCGTTCTGGTTCATTGGCTGTCATGTCAATCAAGTAATCCAAGTCTACTGGTTCTCAAGCTTCTTGCTGTGTTCTAGCTTGCTTGATATGGTGTGCTATATTCTCAATAGCTTTATCTAGTTCCTCTGTCTTGAATATCGCCAAGAAGCGGAGGAATGCGGTAAATGATAGGTTTTGCATTAGTGTAATAATCAAAGCTTAAAATGGTTTTCAGTATTTTTTCTGTATTTCTTCATAGAGTTTCTTGCTACGGCTTTTGTGAACACAGAATTGGTATGTTCTTCAAGAAGTATATTCTATTCTTAATTCAATAAGTTCTTGAGTCGTATGAGTTAGTTTTATCCCTACTGCTTTTTCTGTTAGAGCTTTAAGCTCAGCAAGTTTTTTCCCTCTGTAGCAGTCTTCAAGATATTCATCAACTTCTGGATTTGAGTAAATACCAAGTTTTCTTATTCTTCCATAGTTTCGAAATTGTTTAGGACAAACAAATTCTTCTCGATCTTTCCTACATGAACCCTTAAAGAACTCTATAGTTTCGTCTATTTCTGCTTGGGTAAGCGGTTTAAATCTCATAGCATTACTCATCAAGGACTAAATCTTTCTTTCGATCATGGTTTCAGCTTTTAGGAGGAGGTTTCTGTTCTCATCGATCAGCATCAAAATCGTATAATTTCTTTGTTGATTTTTTCTTAATTCAGTCTCTTTTAAGCCAATTTCTGATAGTTTTATTGTGGTCTCATTCTCTACTAGATTTATTTTTAGGTACAGAAAGCCAGCAATCTAAATCTTCAATTCTACTATCAATAACTTCTTTTCAGAAATCAGTGATCAATCTTTCAAACTCTTCATCGGAAAGAAAAACAAAATCCAAAAACTTTTTTTTATTTATTTTTTTTCTTAATGTTTTTTTATCTTCTACTTCTTCTTCCTCTTCTACTTCTTCTTCGTTGTTTTTGAGTTGTTTTTGAGCTGTTAGTTGACTTGTTTTTTCTGTTGGCTTATCAACTGGTCTACCACCTCATTTGGAATTTTCTCAGCCTTTTTTGTTTCACTTCTGAATGTCGAGGCGAAACACTCGGGAAGATCGTAAGACGTTGCTCAGACGAACTTTGGAATGAAACTCTGTTCACTCTCTGACGTAGTTTATAATTCCTCGTAAAAGTTCGTCAGCGTGTTTTTTTGGCAACTCTTTCAGAACTTCTAAAAAGTCTTCATATATTCTTACGTCCATCTCATATCTAAGCAATCAAAGTAAAATCAGAGTTCTTTATCATTTTTCTCTTACCTTTACTGTTTACATGGAAGTAGAAACTTCCTATCTTCCATATAAGAGCAGTATTACCATTGAGTAATGCTAAGAACGTTTGTGTATTCATTTTTTTGTTTTTGTATTAGGGGATAAAATGATGTTTTCGTTTTTGTCGAGGATTAGATCACTCGCAAGAGTTTTGAACTCAAACTTAGCTTTCTTTGTAAGACTAGCGTCTTCAAAAGTCTGTTTTGTAGTTCTTCAATTTTCATACTGTTTAACATAAACAGCTTGCATAAGTCTTGATGACATGGGGGTAGAAGAAATAAAGAAGTAAAAATTTAGGTACAAAAAAATCTGCTATATAGCAGTTTCATTATCTGTGTGTGGTAGAGTTGAATCGGTAAGGTTAGGATTTAACATATCCAGCATTTAGACCTTGTGACCAACAATAGGCAGTAATGAACGGCTAAGACCAAACTAACACCCCGTGAAAGGTGGCTTGCGAGTCCTAGCAATTCGTTAATATCTATTGTTGTTCACGGTTTCTTAGTTTATAGCAAGCTAGGACTTAATGCAGATTTTTAAATACCATCATCTAGTTAATTGTCCTAAGCTATTGTCTTTTACAGCAAACCACAGAACCCACAAACAAAAAAGACAATGCTTTGTAGCATTGCCTCAATATCATCGTATATAATATCTCTAGTTATCTGTGTATTGAGTTTGTTGGCTCATTACTTCACAGATATGTATTGCATAGGGATCCTGAGTGTCTCTTCGAGGTAGTTTCCTCCCGTTTTTCTCATATCGAGACAAGATTTTACTCTGAATCCGTTTGTAATTTTTCATAGAAAATATTATTTTTTATGATCTTGAAACAAATGCTTCAATTAACTGAGGGAATTATATTCAGAAAATTGAAAAATGCAAGGCCTTTTTATAAAAAAGTCTCTTTTTATAGTTTTGAATTAGTGAAAAATCTTTTTACAAAGTGTTCCCGAGTTTATCAAATTCAGATTTCAACCATTTATTGTCTAAATGATAGTATCTTTCAGTAGTCATTGGATTTCTATGTCTCATAAGTCTGGTAGCTCATTGCTGTTGTACTCCTGCATATACAAGTTTTGTCCCGAAATTATGCCTTCACATATGGGGAGTAACTCTTCTATCTAGTTTTCATTCCGCAACAAGTAGATTACAGTACTTTCTATAGATTGCAGAGACTGTATTTGGAATCATTTTCTTTCACCAATCCCTATTATCTAGAGCAACGAAAATCAGATTTATTTTGAAAGGTCTTTTCCTAGTATATTCAATTAGTTTTTGTTCATATTCCAATACTTGTTTTTTTATTTTCTCCGTAAAACAAACAGCATTCACAAATCACCCTTTCCCCTTTATCTCAAATTGATTTGTGGGTGATTTAAAATTATCAAAAGTACAAAGTAACATTTCAGCCCTTCTCAATCCTGTATGTAATGGCATATCAATAAGTAATTGGTTTCTCATGGCGAATACATCTACCTTTTCACATCCTCGAGGAGCATCTCTCAAAACAACATATTCTTCATCTCTTCACCAGTCTAATGTCTTTGCATCTTTTTTAATCCTTGGAATAAGTTCTTGTTTTACTTTTATATCTTTTCTAAGAACTAAAAACTTAAAAAATGCTATCATGGTATTATTTTTTTCACAAATAGTATTGTGAGAAGGTAAACATCCTTTATTGGGTCAATATTTGATTTTGGTTTTAGAAAAGTGGATAATCCAATTATGACAATCTTCTAGAGTTGTTTCCGCTAAATCAAACAAAATATTTTGCTTAGTATATTTTAACCATGTATAGAACTGTAGCATATTATACTTTTGATGCACAACCACTTCTGGGCTTCTTTGTAATATATATTTCAAGTAATCAAAAAAATTAGCAATATCTTGATTCATTCTTATGTAAATAAGTAATAAAAAAAGCGGTTTGCTAAGATAAGAATATCTTTTATGTTTGTGGGTTCTGTTTAATTGTAATTAACTATTCATTAAAGTAAATGTCAATGAATAGTATATTGAATACTAATAGTTAGCAAGTGAAAGATGAAAATCTGATAAAATAGCTTGAAAAGTGCAGTTTTAAGTTTAAAATTCCAATACCACAAACAAGAAAACAGCAAACCAGTATTTATATACTGGTGTTTTCTGTTATGATTAAAAAAACTCCGCTCAAAAAAATCTGAAAGAAAAGAAGAGAAAGAATAGATAATTGAGGAAGTGAAGTTTTGACATTCAAGGAAGTAATCAAGAGAGCAGAAAGATATAATGCACCCTATCCAATAAGTGAATTAAGCTGAATAAGTATTCAGCATTCTTTCGAGGATTTGCCTTCTCGATGTTTTGCTCATCTCCTAAATAAAAAGAATTACCCAAAATTCAGAAATAACCCAAACAATATTATTCTAGTAGCAAATCCAGAGGAACATGAAGCAGTAGATAGAGTTATGTGTATACCATGAGTAAAAAGAGAGGTGGAAGAGATGCTAGAAGCAGGAAAGAGTACGATAATAGCGTACATTTCGGAATTATACTTAAAACAACAAGCAGGACTGAATTAAAAAATTCAGAATTTTACTTTTTATAGAAAAGAAATGCCCCGAAATTACAGAATAATAAAATGAGAGGCTAGAATCCCAATAAGATCAACAGGAGATTGAAAGACATTTGATGAGAAGATAGAATAATCTCCCTTCGTGGGAGAATATGCAAGAGAGATGATAAAGGGAAGTCATCCTTAAACTGTTTAGGTGTAGGTTCGAACCCTACCTCTTGCGACTAGTCAATACCACCTCGAGCCTATGCTTCTAACACATCTATCTTCTAGTAGAGGTTCGTCCCTTGAACTCGGAACTCAGCTAGCAGAGCATACGGAGCTAGAAGTAGAAGTAAGCTAAAAGGAGGTGGTTTCTTAGAAGATAATCAGATTTATAATTTAATTAAATACGAATGACAACAACAATAGTTATTTGAATATCCTTAATTATCTGGATGACAATATCCTGCTATAAAGACCGAATGTGAAACTTTTTTTCATCTCTCATTCTATTTATTTTATATGCAATGTTTGTTTGAGTCACATATGGCAGTTTCTATTACAACCAATATCAATGACCTGAATGTGTATCCGTTATGGATTGAGATGAGGAAATTTATAGAGGGAATTGAGCATTTTTTATTACCGAAAGCAGATGAACACAAACCTACTTTAAGCAGGTAGAACAAACTCCACTCTTTCCAAGAGTTATCAACGAGAGAATATCGGATGAAATTACAGCTAAACAATGTTCAGATTTATAATTCTTTTTATAAATGAAGAGAAACAGATGAAACAGGAAGAAACAAAAACCCTATTCATAAAGAAGGCTAATGGCTCTAGTTTAGAAATAATCCTTTGAGCAGGAATGTTCTGATGGAAGATATTTCATAAAGGAAAACAATACTGAATGAATACTAAAATCCATCAAGAGGCTTTCATAGATAGCATACTTTTCGTATCATTTTTAGAAGAATTTTTTTATCAAATTAGATCTTTTTGTCGGAAAATCTGATTGGAATATTTTGAGCAAGATTTAGATAGTTTCATTAAAGAATTTAAAAGATCTTAATGAACTTTAAATATTTTATAACATATGCAGAAAAAGACTCCCAAAAAACCAAGAGCAATAATAAGATGACTGAATATAAACCAAGAAAAGTTTTGTCAGTTATATGTTTCTTCTGATGCAGAATTATTTGGCAATTGAACTATGAGTTATATAGCAGCATATTGATTAGATTCACTAGATACCAAGGATTACAACACCGCTAAAGTTAATGCTTCTAAGCTACTAACAAAAACTAACATTATCAAAAGAATCAATGAACTATTAGAGACAGGATGATTCACTGACGAGAATGTAGATAAACAAACACTATTCCTGATCAATCAGTTCTGAGATTTAAAGAGTAAAGCTAAAGGAATAGAGATCTATAACAAGCTCAAGAAGAGAGGAACAGATACAGAAGAAGTAGTTAAGCCAATCAAGGTTATCTTCAAGAAAGAATAATTTATACCGCATCAATGAATGAATAGCCTAACTTCAAACATAGAGCTATATAAGGAGAATAGACAGCTTAAACAAGAGGTTGTGATTTTGAGGAAGAGAAAAACGCTGAAACCAAACCATAAGAAAAAGATATTTGAGTGATTTGTCACAGATTTCATGAAAAATAAGAAAGAAGAGTTAAATACAAAGGATTTCACGATACATGAATTGTGGTGCTATGTTCAGAAGAATTGACAATAATGTATTTTATGAGAATCTCACAAATTTAAAAAAAGTATATAAAATGTTATATAACATAGTTTATAACTATATATAAGAAAATTCACTCTTTAAGTGAGGCAAGAAAATTCTCGGGGTTTAATAAAAATTAACTACAAAAAACACCTATTTACAACTTATTGACATATCTTTGGAATATCAAGAAGTAAACTCAACATTAACAGATAAACAATTCGAGGCTCTGAATTATCTTATGGATAATATAACAACAGAGATCGGTTTTTGATGATGAGCTGGATGAGGTAAGACTTGGCTATGAGTAGTACGAACTCGGACTATGTGCCAAACCTACAAAGAAGTGAGATATTTTCGAGGTAGGAAGGAACTCAAGAAATTAAAAGAAACGGTGCTATATACATATAATAAATTCTGTTCACACTTACAGCTACCAGAAATATACCAATGAAGCCTTAATAGCCAAGCAAACTCAATAAGATTCTACAACTGAAGTGAAATACTATTCCTTGACCTTGCTTATCAGCCTTCTGATCCTATGTACGAAAGGTTCTGATCACTAGAATTTACGTGAGGATTTATAGAGGAAGCTGGAGAGGTAGATAGAAAGGCTATTGATATACTCCATACCCGTATAGGAAGACAAAAGAATAGTGAATATTGATTGTTGCCAAAGATACTGGAAACGTTTAATCCGAATAAGTGACACGTATACGATAGGTTCTATATGGCTCATAAAAAAGGAACAATGCCAGAGTATAGAACCTTTATCAAAGCCCTAGCTAGAGATAATTCCTTTATCGATCAGAATTATATTAAACAATTGGAAAAAGCTGATGATATAACGAGACAGAGATTATTAGAAGGAAACTTTGAATATGCTGATGATCTGTTGAACCTCTACAAATATGCAGAGATTAGTGGGGCAATGAATAAAGAGCCTAGCAATGGAGAAAAAAGATACTGTAGTGTAGATGTAGCGAGGTTTGGGATTGATTCAATCCGTATCATAGTACGAGATAACCTAAGCATAGAGAAGATATTCACATACAGAAAACAAACAACTATCAAGACAGCAACAGATATAAACAAGATCCTGAAACTCCACAATATCCCTAGACAATACTGCGTAATAGATGCAGATGGGATATGATGATGAGTAGTAGACGCTTTACCGTGAGTAGTGAGTTTTAACGGTTGATTGCCAGCAAGGAAACCTCAAAAGAATTTCGGTAATCTCAAGACACAATGTGCTTTTATATTACAGGAATTCGTAAGGGATTGAAAAGTTAGTTTTAAAAATCTGACAAATGAAGAGAAAGACTTGCTTAGGCAAGAGATGGAAAATATGAGAGTGAAAGATCCTGATAGCGATAAGCTCTATCTAGAGAAAAAAGAAGAGCTAAAGAAAAGAATCCAAAGAAGCCCAGATATCTATGATGCTGTGATGATGAGAATGATCTTTGAGGTCTTTAGGAGAGAGAAGGTAGCCAGTGAAACGATAGAGGTAGATCCTCGAAGCTTGGAAAGTTTGATGAGTATTAAGTAGTTGATTTTATGATGGGGAATTGTATATTAAATGAGTCTAGTTTCTAACTTTATTATTACCAATAATACAAAAAGGCAATTTGTATTTTCACAAATTTACCATTATTGGTAAGTTAGGAACTAGACACTCCGTGATTTACAGATTGTCTTTTTATTTTCTACTTTTTTATAAGATGAAAAAACTTATTCTATCTCTAGTATGATTACTAGCATTTACTTCCTTCTCCTTTGCATCGCTGGATAGCGATATAGAAAAGAAGTATAATCAGCTTTCTCCTATTGTTAATTTAATCTTAACATCAGAAGATTTTACAGTACAACAAAAATCTTTAGTGAAAACCATTTTAAGTAATTGTGCAGAAACTAACAAAAATGAAGTAATTAAACGAGCTTGTGTAGTTCTTGTAGATGATATAGAAACAGAGGAAGAGATTGCAGAAAATGAAAAAAAGTTTGCAGAAGAAAGTAAAATGATTGAGGAACAAGTAAAAAAAGCAGAAGAAGATATTGAAAAACAAAAGGAAATCTTTTATTTAGAAGATGACCTCCAGAGGCGGGAAAAACAACTTAATAATATGGAAATTAGTATAAGTAATTCAAAACTAGCAATAGAAAGATTTGAAGAAGACCCTGCTTGATATACAAGATCTATAATGTGAGGAGGGACTCCTGCATATATGATACAATCAGCATTGACTAGTTCATCTCTTCAAAGTAGATATAATCGTATGTTAGAATCTCACAATCGTCAAGTTAATGACTATAATAAACTATTAAAAAATTATAGATCATCTTATGCAAAGTTAGCAACCCTTCTCCAAAATTAAAAAAATTCTATTCTTATAATCTTCTAAAACATGAAAACTCGACAAATCATACTCCTTATCGTTCTGATTTCTCCATTTATAATCTATTTTCTGATAGTACAAACTGAACAAAATTCAGAAAGAAATATTGATAATGCTATCAATCAGATGGAGATAGAAGCAAGAGAATTTATGGAAAATGATACGGTTTTTGATTAAAAGTGTGCCGTTTTTGATTAAAATTTCCTAGTCCAAAGCTAGTAAAACTCTCCGAGCAAAAACATTTTTTGGAAAAATAGTTATAAAAGGAAGTAACAATATTTACTTCCTTTTTTATAAAGCATGAAAAAAGACTTACAGCTTATGTTTAACGAAGAAAAAACTAAACAAGAGTTCTTTTCAAACATTTTGTCGAACATCGAAACCCACTTTGAAGAAAACTTTGATGTGAAGATGAATGAATTCTCCAGTGTAGAGGAGAAATGGAAAGATAATACGCAGGTTATCAAACTTTACGAATTTTATTGTAAAATCTTGGGAGAGAAGAAAGTGTCAGATGATGAGATAGAGATTGTAAAGATTATGTTCAAGAAACAAAATAATACAGAAGTGAAATTAGACGAACCGTTTCATAATTTTTTCGCACCAGAACAGATCGAACAATCAGAGTATAATATCCTTTTAGGGGAGAGTGCGGTAGAATATTACGAAAATAAAATCAAAGAGGTAGATGAAGAGTTTAAGAGTGGATGGGAGAATAGGAGAGAAGAAGCTTCCATCAAATATCTTATCGATAAAATACAATTAGATAGTTATCAAGCTATCAGCTTTTAGTTTTTTTATAAAAAGAGTATGGCAAAGAAAAAACCAACCCCTGAAGTAGTAGAAGAAACTACAACAGTTGAAACAACAACAGAAGAAGTAACCCCTGAAGTAGTGGAAGAACCAGAAATAAACACCATTAAGAACACCCTAATATGTACCAAAACCCCCAAACTTACCTACGAAGAGAAGATCTATCTAGGTTCCGTTGGAGTACCTGTATCTAAATTAGCGGACTACAAAGGAGAGGATAAAGGGATATTGAATATTAAGAAAAAGTATGGTATTTAGTAATTAACCTCAGATCAATGGATAGAAAACGATATGAACACCAAATAAAGGCAGGGATGCCTGATTTAAGTGCTTACAATATGGCAGAAAGGAACGCAGGAGGATATTGCACACCTTATATCGATCTTCCTTACAGACTTGTAGTAAATAGATTTAAGCTCAGCATTTACCAGAAATGTTTGAGGTTGGAGAAGGATATCAAAGAGCTTACAGAAGAAGATATTAAGGATGCTAGATACTCTATAGAACTGAAACGAGCATTAAGTGAGCTGTTAGCAGAAATCTATTGAATCCCCTTGAGATTGTGGGATGAGAATAATCCAAAGGAAGCAACAGAGGAGCAGAGAAGGATCTGTTTAGCGCAAGCGACTAAGGCTAAAGCTGAATATGTGAAGAAACATACCTTTGATGGAGTCTTCCATGATGATTGATGACCACAGGTTGCGAGTTGGGGAGACTCGAAAGAGTTTGAAAGAAAGAAGAAAGAGGAGAAACCTGAGCTAAAGAAAGAGAGTGACGGAATAGACTACGAGAAATTAGCGGATTTAGTGGTTAAAAAGCTGAAAGATGGAAGCTAATGCTATATTGGAAGTACTTGATACGATGTTAGAACGTGAGCAAAAAATAGTAAACGACATATTGGCAACCCCTGAACAGCCAATGAAGAACGAATATTCATTACTCAATATGCACGCTTTCTTACTGAAACAGCTGAAACACATTAAAGAGGAATGAAAAAAGAAATATATGGAGGGGAAAGGCGGTAGTTTATAAGCTCTCGCCACTCTACAAGAAGAGGCATGATCTGAGTCTCTTCTTGTAGGGTAACAACACCCATTTTATCTCATAAAGAGAAACCCAACCTATGGAAGACACAACTAAAACCAACGATAGTGGGACTATTGAAGAGGAGACTAGCGGGGCTAGTGAGGAGATGATTTCTAAAAAGGAAATGGAAGAGAAAATCCAGAAAATCAATCAGCTCAAGAAAGAACAGTTAGAAGAAAGAGAAAAAGAAATTGCAGACCTGAAATCAAGGAATGCTGAGTTAGAAGGTAAATCTTCAATTCAATCAGTGTATGGAGGTAATGACTGAACTTTGGACACCGTACAGGAGGAAAAAGCGGTTGATATTGATGCAATGAGCGAAAAAGAGATCAAAGCTAAACTCAAGCAGGACGTGAGGAATGGGGATTCAGATTTCTTAAAATCTACATTCGAGATTGAGTGAACGACTGACGGAGAATAAAAAACACAAAACTTACAGGAGTGGGACGATTGTATGTGAGTGTTAGGAGATAAAATAAAGCTTTTATGTCTTAGCATGTAATAACAAATGAATACAACAGGTTCAAT